GAGGAGCGCCCGCGCCTGGTCCTCGGTCACCTCGTTGCCGAACAGGTCCCGCATGCGGGAAGGATACGCCCGCGTACCACCCATGGAAAGCGGCCGGAAAGCAAGCAAATCGGCCGGGAACGGGCCGTGAACGGCTGTTTGCGAGCGGGATAACCTCGAAAAGTGAGCCGAATCAGCACATTGTCGAAGGCTTCTTGTGGAAAAGGAGGCCCCAATGTCCGCCAAAGCCACGGCATGGGCGTGGGAACAACCCTGCACCTCAATGTCGGCAAAGGGCGTGTTGCTCGCCCTCGCCGAACACGTTAACGCGCAAGGCTGGTGCTTCCCCTCGCACCAGCGCCTCGCCGAACTGACCCACCAATCGCGGCGCACGGTCATAACCCGGCTCGTCGAATTGGAGGCCGCCGGCCTCATCCGGAGCGAGCACCGCACCCGGCCGAACGGCGGCAAGAGCAGCAACGGCTACCTCCTCCTGATGCAGGGCACCCTCAGTCTGGCACCCGATCCGGAGCCCGAGGACTACGATGTGCAAGAAACCGATGTGCAGGATTTGCACATCGACGAGAACGGCGGAAAACCGCCAAACGACCCCGAGGGACCGATGTGCAAATCTCGCACATCCCATGTGCAGCACGTTGCACATCGCGATGTGCAAACTGTTGCACATCCAGTGAACCTTAGTGCTCTTAACCAAGAGAGTGAAAAAAGTGGCGCGGGCGCGCGCGACGAATTCGTCCGCGACGAGGACCCGCTGTGGAAGCCGCTCGAAGCGATGTGGCTCCGCGAACACCCCGACAAGCGCTCGATGCCACGATCCAACGAAAACGGATGGCAGGGCTGGCGCTTCCCCATCGCCCAGATCAACAACGTCCGCGATCGCGGCGGGAAGGTCCTCGCATGAGCAACGAAGCCACCTCGTGGGCGCTGCGCCAGACCACCGGCCACACGTTCTCGAAGCTCCTCCTCTACGTCCTCGCCGACGCCGCAGACTGGCAGAACCAAGCGCCGGCCAACCTCGAATACCTTGAGCGCATCACCGAAATGCCCGCGCGCTCGCTCCAACACCACCTCAAGGCGCTGCAAAGCCAAGGCCTCATCACGCCGTTGTTCGGTCCCCTCGACGCCCACGGCCTCGCGCCCCTGGTCGGCTACCAGCTCGCGTTCTCCCCTCCCCGGCCCCATCCTACCGCCCAACCCCGTAAATCGCGCCAGCGACGCTCTGACGGGCCGCAGGAGGTGCAAAAAGAGGCTATCCGGGATGCCGAGAGCGCGGAACCGGCCGCGCCCCCCGTCACCGTCGTCCCCGGCTCCCTCGCCTGGTGGGCGACCGCGGAACCGGCCGCGCCCCCCGTCACCGTCGTCCCCGGCTCCCTCGCCTGGTGGGCGACCTTCTGGCGCAACGTCATGGACGGCGAACCGACCAGCTACATGGTCACCGAGGGCGAGCAGGGACACCCGTGGCCGATCACCGCCCACCCGAGCAACCCCGCCAAGGCCGCCCTGGTCGAACTCAGCGAGGACGAGGCCGCCGCGTGGGAAGTGTGGCTCGCCGGCAAGGATGCCCGCTTCCCCATCCACGACCTCATCGGGAACCCCGGAAAGGTGTTCGGACCCCACCACTGGCCCCGCGAGCTGGTCTGATGTGGATTCGCACTGCGCAAGACTGCGAATCCGGCTCAACTCGGCCACGTTGCGAATCCGCAGCACCCCCACGGATTCGCGCTTTCGTTCGCACTAAAGGACCCCCCCTATGACCTCCGGCAAGCAAACCGATTGGGCCGACGTCGAACGCCTCTACCGCCTCGGCGAAGTCTCCATCCGCCAGATCGCGGCGCTGCACGGCATCAGCGAGGCGACCATCAGGGCGCACGCCAAGAAGGCGGACCCGCCATGGATCCGGAACCTGCAGGAGCGCGTCCGATCGCAAATCCATGAGCGGCTGGCGAAGGAAGCCGCCGAGCACGATGTCAACCGCAAACCCGGCGCGCCACTCTCCGACCAGGCGATCGTCGACGCCGCCGCCGCCGCCGGCACCGCCGTCGTCAGGCGCCAGCGCGTCACCGTCAACGAGGCTCACGTCCGCGTCGTCGGCATCCTCGCCCGCATGAAGGCGATGTTCGACCGCGAGGAGGACATCGCCGACATGGAGAAGGCGATACTCGAGGACACGGCCGAGCCCGAGGACGAGGACCCCTTGGAGCGCATGCAGCGGCTCGGCCGCCGGCGTCGCCTCATGCAGCTCATCAGCCTCCCGGCGCAGATCGGCCAAATCCAGGGCATCGCCTCGACCCTCAAGAACATCATCCCGCTCGAACGCATCACCTTCGGCCTTTCCGAGAAGGGCGAACGGGGCGATACCGAGGGCATGACCGCCGACGACCTCTTGCAGCAGTTGTCGGATCAAGTGTCCGGCTCAAGGTTTCAGCCGAAATAACCGTGTCGCTTTTCGCGACCGGAAATGAGGGCACCAAAGGTTGTGAGCGCGGACGGCATCGGACCAGAAACCCCCGAGCTGGTCAAAAACCTCAAGTCGCCGGCGTGGCGGCTGCGGAACCTCTACCGGATCATCGACAAGAAGGGCGCTTCTGTCCGCTTCCAACCGTGGGCCGAGCAGGACAAGTTCCTCCGCGATCTTTGGTGGCGGAACATCATCTTAAAAGCGAGGCAACGCGGGTTCTCGACCCTCATCCAGTTGATGGGGCTCGACACCATCCTGTTCAACTCAAACTACACCGGCGGCGTCATCGCCCACGACCTCGACAGCGCCGGCAGGATCTTCCGCAACAAGATCAAATTCGCCTACGAGAACCTCCCCCAGGTGGTCCGCGACATGCGACCGCTGGTCAAGGCGACCGAGTCCGAGCTGGTGTTCGACAACGGCTCATCGTTCAGCGTCTCGACCAGCGTCCGGTCGGGCACGCTGCAGTTCCTCCATGTCAGCGAATTCGGCAAGATCGCCGCCCGCTTCCCCGACAAGGCCCGCGAGATCGTCACCGGCTCCCTGCCCGCCGTCGACATGTACGGCATCATCGCCATCGAGAGCACCGCCGAAGGCCAGGAGGGGCCGTTCTACGACATGACAATGACGTCGCTGCAGCTCCACCAGCAGCGCCGCGACCTCACCCCGCTCGACTACCGGTTCCACTTCGCCACCTGGTTCGACGCGCCCGACTACATCCTCTCGATCGAGGACACCGCCAAGGTCATCATCACCCCGATCGACCACGCCTATTTCGATCGCATGGAAGCCAACCTCGGCGTCCAAATCAGCTTCCCCCGCCGCGCCTGGTACGTCCGCACCCGCGACAGCACCTTTGGCGGCGACAAGCAAAAGATGTTTCAGGAGTACCCCTCGACGCCGGAGGAGGCGTTCGAGCAGGCGATCGAGGGCGTGTTCCTCGCCGAGCAGCTCGCCGCCGCGCGCCGCCAAGGCCGGATCACCTACGTTCCCTACAATCCCGGCTACCCGGTCAACACCTGGTGGGACATCGGCGACCGCCATTCGGTCTGGTGCCACCAGCGGATCGGCATCCGCGACCACTTCATCAACTTCATCGAGGCCGAAGGCGAGCCCTACAGCTACACCGTCCGCGAGCTGCAAAAGACCGGCTACGTGTGGGGCTTCCACTACCTCCCGCACGACGCCAACACCCGCCGGCCAGGCGCCGAGAGCCTGATGACCGACGTCGACATCCTCCACCAGCTCGGCCTCCGCAACATCGAAACCGTGCCGCAGATCCCGGAGGTGCAGACCGGCATCCAGCTCCTCCGCGAGGACTTCCACAATTACTGGTTCGACGAGACGCACACCGCGGTCGGCATCAAGCACCTCGGCCTCTACGTCAAAACCTACAACATCAGTCAGGCCGCCTGGTCCGACCAGCCCCGCAAGAACGGCCACGACCACGCCGCCGACGCCATCCGCCAGAAGGCGCAGTGGTATCTCGACCCCGAAGCCCGCCAAGGCCGCCGGCGGCGCAACCGGCCGTCAGGCATGGCGGCATGACCGATGCTCTACCAGCCAACCTCCCGCGAGGCGTGGAAGGCGTTCCTGCCGTTTTCCGCCAATCTCGACCGCGCCATCTGCGACGCCCTGATGCAGCGCGACATGATTTGCGAGGAGATCGAGGACCACACCGGCCGCAGCCACCAGGCGGTTTCCGGCAATCTCCGTCACCTGGTCGAACGCGGCGTCGTGGAGTGGTCCGGTGGGGAAGGCGTCACCTCATCCGGCTCCACCGCCATGAAGTGGCGCATCCGCGTCCTCCCCGACGAGCCGCCGCGCCAGTTGATGTTACCCCTGAAGGAACCACGACGACGAAAACGAAAGGAGGCCCGCAATGCCCGAAACCCTCAACATTTGGACAGTCTACGAGAGGCCGAAGGACCTCGGCGTCGCGTTCGCAGCGCGCCGCTTCGAGATGGACAAGCCGACCGGCGAGGTGATCGTCGCCGACAGCCTCGACCTGATCCGCAAGGCCCTCGCCGAGAAAGGCCTGGTGCAGCTCGGCCGCCACCCGACCGACGATCCCGTGATCGTGGAGACGTGGCTATGAAGCTCAAGGAACGCCAGATCGCCCTCATCAAGGGCATGCTCGCCCGCGGCGATCGCCAGCACGACATCGCCGCCCTGTTCGGCGTCAACGGTGGCCGCGTCGCCGAGGTGGCGAACGGCAAGGTAGGCAAGGACATCGAGGCCGCCACCGGCCGCCTGCCGCCCGTCCGCTTCTCGCCCTACGAGGTGCGCCAGGTGCTCGCCGTCGCCGTCGCCGACCTCTCCGTCGCCCTCTCGCGGCTCAGTCCATCGAGCCCGCCTGGTGACGCCGTCCTCACCCTCATCGATGGCGTCCGCGCCAATCTCAGCGCCGCCCTCGCCGGCGAGCTGCCCAAGCAAAGGAACCCGACATGACGTGGAAGGGCTACTTCGAGCTCGACGACTACGAGAACCGAATCCGCATCGCCATGCGGAACGACAACGAGGAACGCGCCACCCGCACCGAAATCGAGCCGCTGGTGTTCAGGACCCGCGAGCTTTACCCCGCCGTCGCCGACCGCACCCCGACCATGTTCGAGGGCAAGACCAGCGAGGGGAAGGCCATCCTGCAGGCCTTGGTCGACCTCGCCTGGACGCTCGGCATCAAGCCCAAGGAAATGGCCGACTTCCAGCGCCAGAACGATGCACAGCGCCGGCACCTGGAGGACATGCGCGCCCTGACCTTCAAGGCCGCCACCGCGGAGCCGCCGAAATGACCCAGCACCGCACCGTCGCCTACGTCTGCATCGGCGGTCCGCTCGACGGCCAGCTCCTCGCCGCGCCTATCGACCGCGACCGCTACGACCTGCAGCTCCCGAGCGAGCCCGTCAGCCTCGCCGCGATCACCGGCGACATCCGCGATGAGGACATGGTGGTCCACCGCTTCACCTACCGCCTCTCCGTCCGCCGCGACGGCGACCGCCTCCTGCCATGGGCGTGCCCCGTCGACATGACCGACGACCAGGCCCTCACCCGCGTCATCAGCCACCCCGACGCGCTCGAAGCCGCGCTTCAGGCCTACTCGAGGAAACGCAAATGACCGACACCGACATCGCCACCCCGGAGCCGAACGATTTCGAGGCGGTATGGGTGTTCGCCTACTACCCGACCAACGGCGGCCGCATCAGCGACAAGGACGACCAGATGATCCGGAGCATCGCCAAGGCCCACGGCGCCCACGACGTCGGCTCGGGCACGCTCATGGTCCCACCCTACGAGCGCGACATGCAGTTCCGCACCATCCGCGGCATCGCCGAGCGGCTGGCCGCCACCTTCCGCAAGGCCGGCTACCGCGCCGAGATCCGCGACATCCCGCCCCGCAATCGGGAATTCATCACCTCGTAGCGACTTCGCCCTCGCTGCGGAGCCGCCGGGCCCACAGCTTGATTAGATCGATCCGGTTCGCAACCCACGCCTCGTCGCGCTCGATCGCCGAGGCGATCTTCAGGGTGTCGCAACCCCGGTTCCACATCCGCGCCATCGTCACGACCAGTTGAGGGTCAGTGGTCGGGCCGGTGATGGGCATGTGCCCTCTCGGAAAAGGGTCCGGCCGGCACGCCCCGGCCGGACCAAGTGGTCAGTTCGCAGTAGTGCAACGCCGGCGGGATTGCCGGCCCCTAAATGGTGAATCGATTAAAGCGATTTGCCGAGTCGATTAAATTCGATTTCCCGCAAACCCGCAGAAACCCGCCAAAATAATCGTGCCCGAAATAGGTGCCCGAAATAGGTGATTTCGGGCTCTAATTTCGGGGTGGGGGGTCTGCACCAGGCGCATAGCTTGCATCGACCCGCCCCGCGGCGCATCAATCCGCGATCGCTTCTGGCCGAGCGAATCGCCGAAATGCCCTGGACCGCAGCGGACGCTACGAAGTTCACCCATTTTGCATCCGACGCCTCGTTGCGGCGGCTTTGGGCTTCGACCGCCAATGGGGCGCTCAAATCCGGCAAGGACGACGGCGAGGCCGTGCGGATCGCCAACGCCGCCGTCCACCGCGCCTCCACCTCCCGCAAATCGAAGAAACGGAGCTGACCGATGGCAACCCGGTTCCCGTCAACGCGCGAGCAGCCCAGCAATCGCGGCAAGCTCGTCCCACCCGCCGGCGGCGGCGGCAACCCGCTCCGCGACACCCCCGGCCGCGTCGCCCCCCTCGGCGGCGGCAACAAGCCGAAGAACACCAAGATGGGCGGCGGCGGTGGCGGCCTGCCCTACGGCCGGAAGGAACTCGCCGAGCTGCAGCGCCAGGCCAACATCTCCAACACCCGGCCGGAATCCGGAGCCGCCATGTCATCGAGCGACCGCGGCCATATCCAAGAGCTGCAGAAGGCCCGCCTCGCCAACACTCAGTTTCGCAAGCAGCAGATGATGAACCAGGCCGCGCGCCGCGCCGTGAAGCAGGCTGGTGGTGGCGGCGGTGGTGGCGGTGGCGTCGGCACTGGCAACCCGCCGACCGGCGGCGCCGGGCCCGCCGTCGCACCCGGTCCCGGCGTCGTGCAACCCACGCCTGCCGCGGATCCGGCAGCGGCCGCCGCGGCAGGAGGCCCGCAGGCCGGCCCGACCGGCATGAACGCCGCCGGCGGCGACATCACCGGCGGCGGTGATCCCGCCATCATGGCCGCCATCCAGCAGGCCCAAGCGCAGCGCCAGCAGATGATGCAGCAGCGCGCCGGCATGTTCAGCGACGCCCGCCGCTTCCCCGGCGGCTACCGTGGCGGTGGCGATGCCTTCGGCAACGCCGGCGGCGGCATGCCCATGGACGACGGTGCCGCCATCCGCGCCGCCACGCGCCAGGTCATGCCCGCCCGCGGCATGCCACCCGGAGGCGTCGCCGGTGGTGGCGCACCGATGGGCGGCGCGCCCGAGGCCGCCGGAGCGCCCGGAGCCGACCCCGCCATCATGTCGGCCATCCAACAGGCGCAGGCCACCCCCGCCCTCGATCGCGCCGGCATGATGCAGCGCCGAGCCGTCAAACCCTACCAGCGCTGGCGCAGGCCGATGATGCAGCGCCCCGCCATGGCTCCACCCGGCGGCGCTGGCGTCGCAGCCCCCGCAGCTCCCGGCGCACCGCCAGGCGGCACCGCAGCCACCGGCACGCTCGCCGCCAACCCGGCCCTCATCCAGTCGATCGGCAACGTCCTCTGATGTCGACCGGCGGCTTCGAACTGCAGGAGACGCCGGTCCTCGACCTCACCAAGGAATGGACCCGGTTCGTTCATGGTGACGTCACCGTCATCATGACCTGGTGGTGGAACGCCGAGGAGGAGCGGCACCGGCCGGCGCTGGTGCTGATCCAGTCCTACGCCCCCTTCCACAAGCTCCGCCCGTGCTGCGTCACCATCGATCGCGCGTGGATTTGGTCCGAGGAAATCGGCGACGAGCGCCAAGCCGCGCTGCAGGCCGTCGAATACGGCGACCGGCTCGGCATGCCCGACAACATCGCCACCGCCATCCGCATCCGCTCGATCATCGTCGACCATCTGCAGGACCTCCTCACCATGCCCCCCATGCCCGAGGAGCTGAAAGAAACCGTCAACCTTGGCGAGGCCAGGGTCACAGAGGCCGGGACCGACCGCGTCGTCGCCGAGGGCGAGATCATCACCAAGCACTGAGGGTCGCCCGATGCCGTTCAACACCGACGCCGACACCTCCGTCGTGGAGGAAGCCGCACCGACCGGCATGTCCCGATCGCTGGTCAAATTCCGGAACTACTCCGAGGATCTATTCGCCCGCCGCGGCGACCGCCCGTCGCCAAAAAACCACCCGCTCGACAGCCCCAAGGCCGTCCAGTCCTTCCATCGCATCCTCGACGCCTACACCCGCGAGCTCGACCGCCAGGAGGAGAACCGCGGGAAGATGCACTCGGACGAGAATTTCTACGACGGCGAGCAGTGGCGGCAGGAGGACTTGGCGCAGCTCGAAGCCCGCGGACAGGTCCCGCTGGTGTTCAACCTGGTCGCCACCTCCGTCGACTGGATCCTCGGCACCGAAAAGCGCGGCCGATCCGACTACCGCATCCTGCCCCGAACCAAGGAGGACCAGGCCGCGGCGCAGAAAAAGACCGAGCTGATGAAGTATCTCAGCGACGTCAACCGAACCCCCTTCCACCGCTCCCGCGCCTTCGAGGACAGCGTCAAGGTCGGCCTCGGCTGGATGGAGGACGGCGCCGACGACGACAACGACGGCGAGCTGATCTACTGCCGCTACGAGAGCTGGCGGAACATGCTCTACGACAGCGCCGCCACCGACCTCGGCCTCGAGGACGGCCGCTACTGGTTCCGCTCCAAGTGGGTCGACGAGGACATCATGGTCGCGATGTTCCCCGAGCGCGCGGCCATGATCGAGCGCGCAGCGGAGGACGGCGACCGCTTCACCGGCAGGAGCAGCGACTTCGGCGACGAGGCGATGGATTTCAGCGAGGACGAGCTGAACCGCTACGGCTCACTCTCCCGCTACCCCAACCGCTTCGCCCGCCGCCGCCTCCGCGTCATCGAAGGCTGGTATCGCACCCCGACCAAGGCCGGCCGCATCGCCGGCGGCCAGTATTCCGGCGAACTCTATGACCCCTGGTCGAAGGGTCACCGCCTCGCGATCGACACCGGCGAATCCGAGCTGATCGAGAAACCGATCATGCGGATGCACTGTTGCCTCGCCACCAGCCAAGGCCTCCTCTACCTCAACGCCTCGCCCTACCGGCACAACAAGAGCCCGTTCACCCCGATTTGGGGCTATCGCCGCGGCAAGGACGGCCTCCCCTACGGCGTCATCAGGCGCATCCGCGACATCAACGAGGACTTCAACAAACGCGCCTCCAAGGCCCTCTACATCCTGTCCTCGAACAAGGTCATCATGGACGAGGGCGCCGTCGACGACCTCGACGAATTCGCCGAGGAGGTGGCTCGCCCCGACGCCATCATCGTCAAGCGCGCCGGCAAAACCCTCGAATTGAACGCCGATCGCGCCCTCGCCCAGGAGCACATGCAGCTCATGGACCGCGACGCCATGCTGATCCAGTCGGCCAGCGGCGTCACCGACGAGAACCTTGGCCGCAAGACGAACGCCACCTCCGGAATCGCAATCGAGCGTCGGCAGACGCAGGGTTCCGTGTCCTCCACGCGGCTTTTCGACAACCTCCGCTACGCCACGCAGCTCGAAGGCGAAAAACAGCTTTCCCTCTCCGAACAGTTCATGGACGAGGAGAAACAAATCCGCATCACCAACCAGCGCGGCGTCCCCTCCTGGTCGACCATCAACGACCCCGAGAACCCCGACACCGACATCACCGCCTCGAAGGCCGATTTCGTCATCAGCGAGGCCGACTGGCGCGCCACCATCCGCCAGCAGAACGTCGACGCCCTCCTCGAAGCCACCAGCAAGATGCAGCCCGAGATCCAGATGGCGATCCTCGACCTGGTGGTGGAGGAAATGGACCTCTCCAACCGCGAGGAAATCGTCAAGCGCATCCGCTCGATCACCGGACAGCGCGACCCCGACCAGACCGAGCCGACGCCGGAGGACATGCAGAAGCAGGAAGCCCAGGCCAAGCAGCAGAAAATGCAGGAGGACATGCTGCTCGCGCAGCTCCGCAAGCTCATCAGCGACGCCGTCAAGAACGAGGCGGCCGCGGAGAAAACCAAGGCCGACATGGCCCGCTCGAACATCACCTCGATGGGCGGTGCCAAGCGCGGCGCGATCGACATCGCCGCCGACATCATCCCGGTCGCCGACCGCATACTCGAGGACGCCGGCTACCAGTCGAAGCTCGACCAGATCGAGACGGCCGCCGAACAGGTGTCGGCCGAGCAAGCCGGCGAAACCGCGCCAGGCGTGCCGCCGAGCGCCGCCGCCCGCGGCCTCCTGCCGCCGCCCGCCAACCCGGAGAGCATGCCAGGCATCACGCGCCGCGCCGCGTGAGCTGATCCAACCCCCGATCGGAAAGGAGGCCAAGCCACCGAAGGGAGCCAACCATGGCCGGAACACCGACTGACGCCGAAATGGCGCTACTGACCGACGAGGAAGCCGCCGCGATGGGCGAGGGCGGGGAGCAAGATAATCTCGCCGACGACCCAAACAATCCCGCCGCGGGTGCCGAAAATGACGCCGAGGGCGACGAGATTGCCGCCGGCGACGAGGGCGAGGACGAACTGGTGGTTGCCGCGCCCGTCCCCGACTGGCGGCCACCGGCCGACGCAAACGCCGATCTTGACGCCCTCAACGCCGAGCGCGCCGCGGTCGCCAAGAAATTCGACGATGGCGACATCACCGGCGCCGAATTCGCCGCCGAGCTCGGCCGGATCGGCAAGGCCGAAACCGTCGTCATGCTGCAGTCCTCACGCGCCGGCCAGGCCGAGGATCTACGCGCCGCCAACTGGATCGAGGTGGACGTCGCCAGCTTCCTCGACCGCTACCCCGCCTACCGCGACGACCCCGAACTCAACGGCCGCCTCGACCGCCTGGTCCGCGAACAGCAGGCCGAGGCGCAGCGCGCCGGCAAATCCGTGTTCGATCCCTCCTTCCTCGAAAACGCCCACGCCGACATCGTCCGCGGCTCGGCGCGGCTACTCGGCGTCGACCCGGCGACGATCGACCCCGCTACCATCCCGCAGGCACAGCGCCGGCGATCGCCAGACCCGCCCACCAGGCAGCGCCCGGAAACCCCGCCGACCCTCGCCCGCGTGCCCGCCAGCGACCCCGAGCACATCGCCGGCGACAGCTCCGGCTACGCCGCCCTCGATCGCCTGATGGAGGACGACCCGCTCGCCTACGAGGACGCCATGGCGCGCCTCACGCCGACGCAGCGCGAGGGCTATCTGCACTGGAACGGCGGCCAGCCGATCTAAAAACAGGAAATGTGAGTAGGCCCGTCGATGCTCAAAATGACCGTCCGCGTGGGCGACAGCGTCGCGATCGGCGGGCCGACCACCGTCACCATCGAGCACAAGAGCGGCCAGAACCAGGTGCGCCTCGCCTTCGACGCCGCCAAGTCGGTGCCGATCGTCAGGCTCACCAACCCGAGCCGGATCATCGGCATCACCGGCAAGCCCGACCCCGAACCGCGCTTGCCCGCATAGGAGGGACGCCATGGCCGATCGACAGCTCACGGCAATCGAGCGCGCCGCCTTGGCCGCGCTCTCCTCGACCAGCGTCAAGGCTGGCGGCCGAGCCGCCCCGCTCGGCAAGGGCGGCCCGCTCGACGCCATCCGCAAGAGCGCCAAGCGCATGGCGCGGCGGCACCGCAAGGCGCAGGCCAGCACCACCTCGCCGATCATCGGCATCACCGGCGACGCCGACCCCGACTTGCCCGACTAAGCAGAATCGGCGCACACCTCGCCGGTCACCGAGCGCCATGGATGGGCTCGCGACGTTCCCGAAACACCGGAAACGGAGCCCATCCACATGGACACCACGATCCCTGTTGGCGATCCCAAAGCCGTCAAGCGCTGGTCTGCCGAGCTGTTCATCGACACCGCGAAGAAGGCTTACTTCGAGCGCAAGTTCATTGGCACTACAGACAACAGCTTTATTCAGCGGTTGACTGACCTCGACAGTGCCGCCGGCGATACCATCAGTTTCGACCTCTCCCTGCAGCTCCGGAAGCGCCCGATCTACGGCGACGACCGCGCCCAGGGTAAGAGCGAGGACCTGAAATTTGCGACCGACCAGGTCATGATCGACCAGATGCGGGCCCCCGTGTCGGCTGGCGGCCGCATGACCCGCAAGCGCACCCTCCACGACCTCCGCAGCGTCGCCCGCGACCGCCTCGGCGACTATTGGGCCCGCTTCCTCGACGAGATGATGTTCATCTACCTGTCCGGGGCGCGCGGCATCAACGAGGACTTCATCGAGGACGTGACGTGGGTCGGCCACGCCGGCAACGCCATTCAGGCGCCCGACACCGACCACCTGGTCTACGGCGGCACCGCGACCGCCAAGAACAACGTCACCACCGCCGACGTGATGAGCGTCCAGACCATCGAGCGGGTGCTGGTCAAGGCCACCATGATCCGGGCGACCAACCCGGAAAACCCGAACATGCTGCCCGTCTCGATCAACGGCGAGCCGCATTTCGTCGTCGTCATGGTGCCCTTCCAGGAGTACCAGATGCGGACCTCCGTCTCGCCGGGCTCATGGCTCGACATCCAGAAGGCCGCAGCGGCCGCGGAGGGCAAGAGCAACCCGATCTTCAAGGGCAACCTCGGCATGATTAACAATGCCGTGCTGCACTCCCACGAGTCGGTGATCCGGTTCTCGGACTACGGCGCAACCGTCAACCTCCCGGCGGCCCGCGCCCTCCTCCTCGCACGCCAGGCCGGCGTCGCCGCCTACGGCACCAGCGGCGGCATGCGGATGCAGTGGAAGGAGGAGCTGACCGACTTCGAGAACCAGGTCGACATCGCGGCCGGCACCATCATGGGGACCAAAAAGACCCGGTTCCGGAACCGCGACTTCGGGGTGATCGCGATCGACACCTACGCCAAGGACCCGAACGCGCCGTAGGGCACGTTCCGACTCGCCGGCGGGTGCTATCGTCGCGCCCGCCCGTTCGCCAACACCTTTCGGAGACACCACAATGGCAATTCGCGCTTCTTCCTACGTCGCGGGGCCGAGCCGTCAGGCCGATGCCGAGTCCGCCGGCGACGTCATTTGCGTGCGGGCCGTCATCCCCGTCACCGCCGCCCAGATCGTCATCAACGACATCATCGACGCCCTGGTGCTGCCCGCCTACCACTTCGTCACCGACATGATCCTCGTCCCGGACGACCTCGATACCGGCGGCTCGCCCACCTTGGCGCTCGACGTCGGCATCATGTCCGGAACCCCCGGCGACACGGTCACCGCCCGCACCTGCGGCAACGAGTTCTTTGCCGCCAACGTCGCCGGCGTTCCCGCGGCGGCCACCCGCATGTCGAAGCCCGCCGGCTTCGCCGTTGCGCCCACCGGCGCCGATCGCTCGATCGGCATCAAATTC